CATTCGTAATCACATCCAAAGTATTTGCATGTTTCTTTATATAATTGGTATTTAAACGAAAGATGTTTCCAACCTTTTGCTTTAAAGTAGTCGGCTGCAGCATCTTTACCTGACTGAGGAGGACCATTAAATAAAACTATCATGCGAATGTGTCTTCCACGATTGCGTTAATTTCAGCACATGCTTCTTTCCATTCAGAAGGTACCATACCTGACAAAATAAACTCGCGGTCTTCATTTGTAAGATAAGGCATAACCTCGTGGATAGATGCGTAACCGCCTTGGTACATTGCCCAGTCTTGAGGATCTACAGGTATATTCTTTTGGCGAACTTTGCCGCTATATGCTGATGAACGTTTGATGATCATAATATGCTCCATGGAATGATTCTTAGTATACTACCAATATAAACTAAGTATTATGAAATGTCAACTATTATTTTTGTCCATAAGCCATTTTAATCCTTTAACGTGGCTTCTGTGGATTTTGGCTTGACATATACCATTATAAAATGAATCGTCAAGTAAAGCATGTCGTGTAATTTGCTCATAAAGTTCAAGGTAACCCATTTCGCCTTTTTTATCACAAAGGTGGATTATCTCTCGGTAAAAGTTGTCTGTACCTTTTTCTTCAACCATAAGTTTGACTTCTTCTGATGAACCATAGTACTTTTGCCAATCTGACTCAACTATCTTGGTCCTTCGTCGAGTCTTACCCTTCAAAGGTTTAAGTTTTCTTTTTGATTTGAAAATCTTTTTACCGATATATTTTTTATCGTTTGAACCATCAGTGATTATATAAACAAATCCAATATAATCACCAATCATTTCAGAGGTGAATTCCTCACCCTTGTAGTGCCACATGTAATAACTCCATAGTAATAGAGCTATTTATCAATCTATACAGATTTCCTCTTCGTCTTCATATGTGACCATTACCTTTAAGGTTTGGTTATCATCTTGCAAGGAAAGCCATACGCGTTCAACATTATGTTTGGCATATGACCTTCCTTTATTATCAATTACTTCAACTCGAGTAACTTTGTCTAAATCAATCTTGCCAGTCATATGTATACCACACTCTCACGTAATCATTGAAGTTATCACCAAAGTTAGCAAACTCTGCCATTGGATAACCCTCTGACATTAGCCATAGATTTAAACTCCAAGGTTCTGGTAACGGATTTGGTAATGATTTTGGAAAACCATATTTCCATCCTTTAGGTGGATCTACCCATGTTGTTTTCATATCATCTCCTCATGTTTGCGATGGCAACGGCATCTTCTTTACGTGTAATAGGAACACCATTACTTTTATGCATCTGACCAATACCAATGATATAATCACCAGTATATTGAGTGCTTTCTTTAGCAGTGCCGTTCCCAGCAATTTTATTGCTGAGCTCGACTTTATTATTAGATGAATAGTCTGGAATTGTATTTGTATTCCGAGCTTTAGTTTTACCAACACCCATTTTCTTAAGGAACTTCTCGTGCTCGATTGCAGCCAAACGATCCTTTGGTGTTAGTTTCTTTTTCATCTTGCCGTGGACTTGAACTCCACGTATCATATGCATACTCATTCTGTATATCTCCTCGGAACTGCAGACGCATCCCACACATAAGGACAACGTCTCTCATCATCAAAAACCACCATGTCTTCTGGACCAACTTCAGAAAATACTCTGTCGTCCATTCTACGGTGGAAATACGCAGGACCTCCAAAGACCCTACGTGCGCGTTGATACTTTTCTTCAGTCATACCAACGTAGTGTACAACTCTAACCATTTTATATCCTACTACCAGTAGGCTTCAACCCTACGGTCTTCTATTTCACACTCAGTCAAAAAGTCAAAAGACTCATCAATGTACTTTGTATCATATCTCTTTTTTAGATCCATATGCATATCAGCTGAAACAAAGTTCCAAAAGTTTGTTGAACCAAATTTTTGTTCTAAGTTATTTTTATTTGCGATTGCTTTTTGGAAAGAGAACACAACGTCCTCAGTAATAAATTGCATCGTATTTAAATTAGTCATTTGATAAGACATTATTTTACTCCCCACTGAATTACGTCAGCTGAGTTATCATCATTTGAAATTGTTGTTATAGTATTCCAACTAACATCATCAATATCGTAGTTATCATCACCATTTGACTGAACATATGCAATAGCCGCTGCTAATGCTTTTTTCTTAGATGAATAAATTCCTAATGGACCATCGTGAGAACCATCTACTTGATATACGTTAAAATTTGACATATTATATATTCCTTTATTTGTTGATTCTAATATACCAAATATAAACAGGAATGTCAATAGTTAATTTCATTTTAATTTCATATTTTTTAAAGTTTCAACAATTTCTTTACCGAATGGTGTGAATAGAATTCCAAAAGACCATACCCAATGCTCAATAGCTTGGTCATGCTCTAAAGTATCAACATTTACCATTCGAGCTAAGGCTTGCTCATTTGTATCCATTGAGTTGATACTAAACATATCTATCTTAAATTGTTTAACGGCTTCAGCTTCAGCTTCTTTTTCTTCAAGCTCACGAGCTTCTAATCGCTCGATAGTGTAATCCCAGCATTCTTGTTTGCTGGCATCATCTGAAGAGTAAAAAGGGTGGACACTACTTGGACGGTAACCAAAAGCATCTTTATGAAGGTCTGAAAAGATTTCAGTAGAAAATGTATAAGACATTATGCTAATTCTCCTGTGTATGTATAAGTGTACATAGTACCTTCAGTAAGGTCATAAAACAAGTGATCTTGTAAAGCTACGATTGACATTTTTTCAAGCGATGGTTTTACTTCATTCCATGTTGACTCACAGTTGAAAAGTAAAATTTCAGCAATTAATTCGATTTTATTTGATAACGTTTTATGCATTTTAGTATTCCTTTATTTGTTGATTCTAATATACCAACTAAATGTAGGAATGTCAATAGTTAATTTCATTTCATACGAAATTAATTTAGCTTAAATCACCATCACCATAATTGCGTGTATTTTCTACTTCACTAGCAAACTCATTATAACCACCAATATGTTTTCCATACCAAAAAATTTGAGGAACTGTTTTAGCATTTTTACCAAGGCGGTTAATCATTTCATCTCTATTAGCAGAGTATGTAATATCTTTATATTCATGTAGTAAGTCGTACCGCGCTGCTAACTTTTTAGCCCTTAAACAATATCCACAGGTTGGTGTCCCATATATCAAAATCATCGCGTTTCTCCCATTAAATATGCGCCTTCTGGCAAGTTCATTGAAGCTATGATTTCTCCAATTTGGTCTGGTGACATTGTGATTATACTAAACCTATTTGTGTCGTTATCAAATTGACGTATATATGCTATGTCATCATATATCAAAAATTGTACATCTTCATTTTCGCCTGTTTGGTCTAATACGGTGATTGCTGTTTCATCCCAATCCATTTCTATTGTAAACATTTATAAACTCCTCAATATTTTAAATGTGTGTTGCCAATCTTTTACGTGGTGATTGGTTCCTGCTTTATTTGCTCGTGCTAGTGGATAATCGTTACCGCTCATATCCATTTTGTCTCCAAAGAAATGAATGTTATCATCTTCGTCGAAGTCGTCAAGTATTTGCGATTTATCTTTACCTATAGGATATATATCCAAACCAGTCTCGCCGCCAATCGCTGCATGCAAACCTAGTGATTCTTTACCAAAAATATAATTAAATGTATTGGCGATATTACTTCTTTCTTTGTATTTCTTATCATATTCAATATATTCATTGCGTTCCTTAAACGTAGCGTTTCTACCAACGATACTGTAATTAACACAACCACGACGTTCTTCAATATGATTGCCTGTACGTAATTTAAAATCTGATAATAAAAGCTGTGTATCAAGCCAAGATCTCGCTCCGTCAGGTAATGTCCAACTTGAAGCATTGACAATTTTACCACGATGCCTTGTTTCGGATCCACTGCAATTGTAGCAAGTAACTACGTTTTCAGTAATGTCTGCGCCAAGCTGCTCTTTTGTTTTGGCATAGTCAGATCCTGTTACCAACCATACCTTATTCGTTTCTATAAACTTTAAAAAGAAATGTTTAAATTTAGGATCCATCTTTTGTCGGCTTGGCGTAAGTGTACCATCAACATCAAAAATATATCTAATCTTCGTCTCTTTCATATATAAACCCCTCACTCTTATCAGCCTCTGTTTCGTGCTTTGTAAATCTCATTTTAAAAATAATAAATTTAAACTTTAACTTAAGGATAAATTTTTGTATAGTGTTCATAGAACTTCCTTCCTATAAATTCATGACCTTCAGCGTTTGGATGCGCGTCTCCATTACTTATAGTTAACTCACTAATAAGTTTATCTTGAAGACAAAAACCATTAAATGTGTTTAGAAATGGATACCCTATGTAGTGGCTTCTGTCAAGTTCAAAAAGAGTTTTAATCCTACCAAATTGAACGTGCCATTCCTTTTCTGTAAACCCAAGCGGTTCAGAAAAAGAATTTTCTATTTGTCTGAATTTAGCAAGCGTAATACTGCCACAAAGCTTAGTTTGAATATATTTTATATTTAACACCTTACAAAGTTCTTGGATTTGCCACATGGATTCCAACCAACTACTTAACATCCATACTGCTAGATTATTCATATCATTAACATTATGTGATTTCTTTAGCAAATCTCCATCAAACATAAGCTCAAACATAGGGCGTGATGCTTCTTGCCATGGATCTTGTTTGCGGTCAGGTCTGTATAACGCGGTTATTGGATTTAATCGGTAGTTACCACCAAACATTCCATACCTATACACTTCTGACCAACCTACGACAACAGTGTCTATATTTTTTTGATCTTCAAGAATACGCTTAGTTAATACGTTACAAATGTAATCATTACCAACACCAGATTTACCAAGATTAACTACATCCATGCCTTGGTATTCGCCAAATATCTCAGGCCATTTTGGATACGATGTGTCATAGTCTTTGTGTATTGTAGACTTAAAGTCTTTATCGGTAAAACTACACCCAGCAGCTAAAATGTACTTAGAAGACTTTGACATTATATTCCTTTTGAAATTTTAGAGCATCTTTCCACGTATCAACCATTGGCTGACCTTTAATATTTAAGCTTGTGTTTAATAACATTGGGCATTTAGTTTGCTCATACCATTCTTCAAGGATTGGTCTTATTATAGATTTACAATTTGGTTTAACTATTTGAACTCGTGCAGTGCCATCAACATGTGTTACTGATTTATAATCATGCTTTGCCTTTGCCACGAATTGCATATACTCGTTCATTGGTCCTTTGAAATATTCATAAGCGTATTCTTCCAAGATCGCAGGTCCAAAGGGTCGAAACTGTTGGCGCCGTTTAACTTGATTAATAGTGTCCTTAATATCTCGTCTAGGGTCAGCGATAAGGCTACGATTGCCAAGGGCACGAGGGCCAAACTCACTACGACCATTTGCAATACCACAATAACTATGG